CACAGGCACAATTACATACACTTTCACTGCGCCCCCCGGCCCTTGTCACCTTCAGCTCTTAATTGACTCTGATGGCACAAGTACTGCGCAGACCATTAACTGGCCGGGTACGCTAATTTGGCTCGGCTCAGTTTGGGCGGGCGCAAACAACAAAAAGGCCATCATAAATTTTTGGTACGACGGCACAAATTACTTTGCCATTGGCAGTAATCAGGCGTAAAGCATCATGGCAGATCGTTATTGGGTAGGCGGAAGTGGGACTTGGAATACATCAAGCACTACTAACTGGGCTACGTCTTCTGGCGGCGCTTCTGGTGCATCTGCGCCAACATCTGCAGATAATGTAATTTTTGATAACAACTCAGATTCTGGGGCAAACTATACAGTAACTGTATCTAGTGCTGTTTGTGCAAATTTAACCGTTACAGCACAAGATTTTATTCTGACAATGGGTACAGGAACGGCATCAAATATAGATATATACGGATCTGTAAGCATCAATCCAGTTACTCTTGGAAGATACAACGGCAATACTAGTAATAGTTTTACTTTACGGTCTTCAGGTGCATACACAATAAGTTTGAGCAATACTTTTGGAATTTTATGTTCCAGCATTACGTTTGCTGCTGGTGCAGGAACTTTGAGTTCATCAATCCAAGTCACAGGTGATGCCACTATTGGAGCAGGCGCAACGTCCTTAGATCTCAGCGTTTATCAATTAGCAGTTGGGGGGAACTTTGATAACAGTGCCGCAAAAACTGTTTCTGGTAGCGGCGGTTCAATCAGTATGTACTCAGCGTCATCTAAAACGTTTACTGGCGGCGGAGTTACATACCCAACTCTTAGAAATAGCGGCGCAGGTGCGTTAACAATTGCTGGCAGTAATACTTTTACAACTATAGATGTATCTGGAAGTCCAAGGACTTTTAACTTTACATCTGGTACTACGCAAACAGTGACTAACTTTAATGTGTCTGGCACTGCGGGGAATTTAACTGTCATAACAGCTACATCAACTGGGCAAGCAACTTTGTCTAAGTCATCTGGAACTATTACAGTCTCTTACTGCAACATCTCCAAATCGAACGCTACCGGTGGCGCAACATGGATTGCTGGATTGAATGACGGCAATGTGGATGGCGGAAGTAATACTGGTTGGAACTTTATTGGCGGCAATAGTCTTTTCTTCGGGAGCAATTTCTGATGTACGCACTCATTCAAACCGGGGCCGTTGTTGCATACCCGTACTCCATCGGTCAGTTTCAAATTGACAACCAAAACGTCAGTTTGCCCATGTCGCCAACCACAGCGCAGCTTAACGAGGTTGGAATCTATGCTGTCGCCCCGGCCAGCCCGCCCACGGCCTCGGTGGGCCAAGTGGTTGAGGAGACCACGCCGGAACTAATATCTGGGGTATGGACACAGGCGTGGGCGGTGCGATCTGCAACCCCTGCTGAGGTAGCGCAGCAAGAACAGGCGTTACTAGCTGATATCGTTGCAGCCACCCAGGCCCGTTTAGACGCCTTTGCTCGTACCAGAGGTTACGACGACATCAAGTCTGCAAGTGGCTACGCCGGTTGCGCAGTGTCAAAATTTGATGCTGAAGGGACTTACTGCCGTGATGTTCGCGCTGAGACTTGGGCCAAGCTCTACGAAATGCTGGATGAGGTAAAGGCTGGTACTCGACCGATGCCTGCTGGTTTTTCTGATGTGGAACCGGAACTTCCTGCGCTTGTTTGGGCAAACTGATTATGTCTGTCGTTTTGGTGTAAACATGGAACCAGATCCGATCAAACTTTTGAAGGTTCAAGCCAAGGTTGAGCTTGATCGACTGGAGGCTCAAGCCACTGCCCGTGAAGTGGCAAGCAAAGCGATTGGAAAAGAAGCCCTTCTGTGGATTTTTCTGCTGGTGCTTGTAGGTGTAGGCGCATCTGCTTTTTTGGATGCCAATGCTCTACCTGCCGTGATCGGCCTAGTAGCAACAGCGACTATGGCTTTGATCCAGATGGTTTCTGGTATCGTCAATGAGGTGAAAAAGGAGGAAAAACCTGAGATCACCATCATCAAGGAACTGATTAACCGCCTTGATCAAAAAGAACCCCCGATGCGCGTTGATGTGAATGATGGTCACGTTACTGTGTCAAAGGGTGATGACACGATCACCACGAGGAGCGTGTAATGCTGTCTCTGCTCTCAACCCTTGGGGGCCTGCTTATCAGCGGTCTTCCCAAGCTACTAGACTACTTCCAGAACCGCGCAGACCAGAAGCATGAGTTGGCTCTTGCCCGCGTTCAGACTGAGCGAGAGTTGCAGCTAGCAGCTCAAGGCTTTGCTGCTCAGGCTCGAATGGAAGAAATCAGGACTGATCAAATCGCCATGCAGACCGAAGCTCAGATGACTGAGGCGGCGCTTAGGCATGACGAAAAGGTTCTGGAAAAGGCCAGCAAGTGGGTTGCTAATTATGTTGGCACTGTACGTCCTACGGTCACCTACATCTTCATCCTTGAACTTGTTGCCATCAACGCAGCCATCGCTTGGTATGCGTTTAACCAGCCTGGGTTGGTTAAGAGCGTTGATGACCTGATCCGCATCACTACCGTGATCTTCTCTGATGACGAGATGGCGATGCTGGGTGGGATCATAGGCTTCTGGTTTGGTACTCGTAGCTGGAGTAAGAAGTGAAACTGAGCGCAAAGGGCGCGGATCTTATGCACCGATATGAAGGGTATCGGACGAGGCCGTACCTTTGCCCTGCCCATATTTGGACGATTGGTTACGGCCATGTGCTGTACCAAGAGCAGATCAGGTTGCCTATGGTGCGTCCTTTTGGGACAACGCGGGACGACATTCCCATGATCCGGAGTGAGTTCCCTCTCAAACCAGAGGAAAACCGAGTCTGGAGCAAGGATGAGATTGAAAAGCTCTTCAGCGAAGGTGTTGCATCGTTTGAACGTGGTGCTCTTCGACTGTCTCCTAATCTGGTTGGTCGTCAAGGTGCATTTGACGCTGTGGTCTCTTTTGCGTTCAACGCTGGGCTAGGCAACTACCAGCGCAGCACCATCCGCATGAAGAACAACCGGGGTGATTTTGAAGGTGCGGCTGACGCGTTTATGATGTGGACGAAGGGCGGCGGCAAGGAACTGCCTGGGCTGGTGCGCAGGCGTAAAGATGAGCGCTTGCTCTTCCTGGGGTAAATATGCCACTCAAGAAACTACAGCTAAAACCCGGTGTAAACCGCGAAGGAACCCGTTACTCCACGGAGGGCGGGTGGTTTTCGTGCGACAAGATCCGTTTTCGCTCGGGTCAGCCTGAAAAAATTGGTGGCTGGCAACAGATTATTAACGATCAGTTTCTTGGGGTTTGCCGTGCATTATGGGCATGGTCATCACTTAGCAACGTTAAGTATGTTGGGGTAGGCACCAACCTTAAGTACTACATTGCTCTTGCTGGTGGTGGTGCATACAACGATGTAACTCCTTTGAGGGAGACCACTCCTGCAGGGGCAGTAACGTTTTCGGCTGTTACGATTGCGCCGTTTAGCTCGACCATCACCGTCACTGATAACGCTCACGGTTGTATTACTGGAGACTTTGTCACGTTCAGTGGTGTAACCAGCCCTGGTGGTCTGGGTGGGAACATTACTGAGGCGGTGCTTGAGCAAAACTATCAAGTTACTGTCACAGGTAGCAACACTTACACAATCGAAGCCAAGAGCCCGACAACTGGCCTGCCCGTATTGTCAAGTGCAGCAGATACCGGCAATGGTGGTGCTAGTGTTGTAGCTGCATATGAAATAAATGTCGGTGACGAAATCCAGACTGTGCTTTCCGGCTGGGGTGGAGGGGGCTGGGGTCTTGGAGGCTGGGGTGTTGGAGCCACAAGCACTACCTCTATCCGCATCTGGAACCACGACAATTTTGGTGAAGATTTAATTTACGGCCCATTAGACGGTCCGATGTACTACTGGGACCAGACAGGCGGGTTAACAACTCGTGGGGTGGCGCTTAGTTCATTGGCTGGCGCGTCTGATGTTCCAACGGTGCAGCATCTTTTGTCAGTATCTGACACCTCTCGTTTTGTTCTGGCGTTTGGCTGTAACGACTACGGGTCCAGTACGCAGGACACCATGCTCATCCGCTGGTCTGACCAAGAAAGCGCGGTTAACTGGACACCTGCGGCAACTAACCAAGCGGGCAGTGTGCGCTTGTCTCACGGCTCAAGGATCGAAGCAATTGCACAGGTCCGTCAAGAGTTTTTGGTTTGGACAGATACAGCTCTGTACTCATTGCAGTACCTTGGCCCTCCGGTTGTCTGGGGTACGCAGCTTCTGTCAGACAACACATCTATTGTTAGCGATAGAGCTTGGGCTACTGCCGCTGGTGTGACTTACTGGATGGGTAACGGTAAGTTCTATCGCTATGACGGTCGGGTGGAAACCCTAGTTTGCGATCTAAGACAGTACATTTTTAGTGACTTCAATGTCAATCAGTCGCAACAAGTGTTTGCGTCAACAAATGAGCAGTTCAATGAAATTTGGTGGTTTTACTGCTCTGCAAATTCTACGGCTGTAGACCGTTACGCTATCTACAACTACGTAGAAAAGGCTTGGTATTACGGCAATCTTGGGCGTACTGCGTGGATTGATACGAGTGTTTCTAGTGATGTACCAATGTCAGCAGACTACAACAGGCGCTTGCTTTACCAAGAAACTGGGGTAGACGATAACTCCACAGTCACAACGCTCCCAATCGAAGCCTTCATCACATCTTCAGAGTTTGACATTGATGACGGGCACAACTTAGGTTTTGTCTGGCGGGTGATCCCTGATGTGAACTTTACGGGATCTACAATTGAAAGCCCAACCATGAATCTGACGCTGCTGCCTTTGCAGAACTCTGGTTCAGGCTAT